GGGGAACCGTCTGACAAACCGCTCACCGGGCAACGAGTTGTCCGCCGTGACAGCGGCCCTTACAGGCTTGCCAGTTACGGCGGGCAACCTTTTCTGAGATCACGATGGCGAAAAGAAAGCGAGACGGCGATGGCGGCGATCTGCGAAAAGTGCCGGACCCCGACGACGGATCGAAGCGAACGGTTCTGCCCGCGGCACCGGGCGGCAATGGTGCGGCGGATGGAAGCCTCCGACTATTTGGAGCCGCTCGTCTATCAAACGCCAGCCGGCCCGCTGGACCTGCGCCCCAAGCTGTCCCTACTGTGGCCGGAGACATCGACTGGGCCGGACTCTTCCGCTCCATCCTTGCCGAACCCGCCCCCGTCGAATACCAAGTCGCAGGCAGGGTGGTCTCCCAGGCAGAATTGCTTGCGAGGATGATTGTGACCAAGGGCGTTTGTGGGAGTTTGCCCGCTGCCGAGATGATTATGGACCGCCTCCTCGGCAAACCTGGCCGAGCAGAACGTATGACGACAGAAGATATGACCGTTGAAGACCTGATTGACGAAGCAGGCAAGAACCTGCTAGACTCGATTGCGAACCCAGAGGAAACACCGAAATGAACGATCAATACCCAGCTGGAGAAATTGTTTTGGGTCGTCTGGTGAGCACCGTCTTGAACGCCGGGGATGCCGACATCCCGTTGTTCACGGAAGACGGTGTTGCTCGTGTGCTCGCCATCGGGGAACGGCTTGTCCTCTCAAATGTGGTCATCGACAATGAGGCCACCGCCAAGACGGTAACGCTCTATCAGGACGTGAACTCTGGCGGGACCCTTTCTGCCGGGGAGACGCTGTTGAAACTCACGTTCACGGCCGCAGGTCCCGCCGAACTGCACGACCTCGATCTTCCATCGCGAAAACTTACCGCGGTTACTCAGACTATCCGTGCCAATGCTTCCGCCGCTGGGGCGGTGAGCGTCTATTTCGTCGGGAAGATCATCCGCAGTTAAATCGAAAGGTATCCATGAACGATCAATACCCGGCTGGAGAAGTTAGGATTGGCCGTCTTATCTCGACGGACCTCTCTGCTGTGTTTGCGGAGATTCCGCTGTACACAGAAGATGGGACCGCACTGCTCTTGCGCAACGGCGACCGCCTCATCATCTCGAATGTGGTTGTTAACAATGAGATCACCGCCAAGCGCGTTCGGATTATGTGGGACGACTCCGCAAATGGCATCGGCAACTCCGGCGAAGAACTGCTGACCATTTCCTTTGCAGCCGGCGGATTCGTGCAGTTGGCGGGGCTTGATCTCGCCTCACGGAAAGTCGCGGGCGCAGGCGCAGGGGGGGGCATACGCCTACGAGCGACCACCTCTCCCGCCTTTGGCGACCTGGGGGCGACCGGGAATGTCAGCATTTTCATTACCGCGAAGATCATCCGAAGTTGAGCCGCAATGTTTGACACCGCCCTCTTCAGAGCCTACCCCCCTTCACAGTATGGTGCGATTTCGCACTGTCCTGTGACTGGATTGGTGATCCCCAAGGAACTGGGGGCCAACTTGGCATGGAGGGGTGAACTGGTGCGGCTTGGGAAGACATCCGCCGCCCACCGCCGGGCGATAATCAAGGCGTGTTCGGCCAGTCCGATCTATTTCGCCAATGCCTTCCTCTGGACCTATTTGCAGAAGAAGATTGACGCCGAGGGGCATGAAGCGGCGGTGTATGGCGGCGGAAGCAACGTGCCTTTCATCACCTGGAAGCCGCAAGACGATGCGATCTGCTCTCTCCTCAAGTGCATCGACGAAGGCACAGACGCGCTCATCAACAAATCGCGTGACATGGGGGCCACTTGGGTTGCTCTCGCGGTAATCCAGTGGTATTTTCAGTTCCGCCCCAACACGACCTTCCTGGAGATGAGTCGCAAAGAACTTTTGGTTGACCGTCGCGGGGACATGGACAGCCTTTTCGAGAAGCATCGTTTCATGCTGAGGTGGCAACCTGCGTGGCTTCGGCCCAAAGTGCGTGACACGAAACTCCATCTTGAGAACACCCGTACCCGCTCGACGATAGAGGGCGAATCCACGAATGAAAACGCCGGGCAGGCTTCCCGCAAGACCGCGATATTCATTGACGAAGCGGCTCGCATCTCGAACCTGGCCGAGATTGACTTGGCGACCGCGGACACGTCCGCGTGCCGGATTTTCAACTCCACGCCCGGTGGTCCTATCGCCCATTTCACGACCCTGTACCGGGACTTCACCGCTGGTCGCCGCGCCGGAAAGCTCATCAACCTGCCCTGGTGGCAACATCCGGAGAAGGGGAAAGGGGCGCGTATCGAGGTCATCAAGGACGAGTTCCTGTCCTCGCGCCTCAGCATCCCGGTTGGCCAAGAGACTCCGGTGAGTGATTGGCTGATTGGCCAGACGAAGAAACGCAGCAATCGAAATATGTCCCAGAACATCCTGGGTGAGCACGGCCGCACGGGGGATATGCTGTTCGACCCGGATGAGGTCGAGCGGCACCGCACTGCCTTCCAACGCAACCCCATGGCGGTCGGGACTCTCGTTATCGAAGACGACACTGAAGAGCACAAGATCACGGGCATCAAGTCGGGGAAAATGGACTTTGGCCGGCTGTTGTGGGTTCCGAGCGGATCATGGAATCCGTGGAGATTGTGGGTGCCTCTTATTCCATTTGAGGTGCCCGTAACCAAAGAGAAGGTGCTGCGGCCCAACCAGAATACCCGCTACGTGTTCGGGATCGACATCAGCATCGGGTCTGGTGCCAGCAATTCCGTGATAAGCGTCCTGGATCATGGCACAAACATGATCGTAGCGAAATTTTGGGACGCCTTCACGTCGCCAGAAGCTCTGGCCGACATCGCTGCCTTCTCCGCCCTGTGGTTCGGCGGCCGGCGGCCTCCGCTGATCGCTTTCGAGAAGAACGGCCCCGGCCTCACCTTTGGTCGAAAACTGGTGAAACTCGGCTACCCAAATATCTATTACCAGAAAAGCGTCGAGTCCAAGAGTTCCGAGAAAACCGACCGCTGGGGTTGGCATAGCACGCCCGCCCGTAAGGAATTGCTGATCGGAGCATACCGCGATGCCTTGGCCCAGGGCCTGATTATCAATCCCTGCAAGGAAGCACTTGACGAAGCCCTCGACTATGTGTACGACTCCAGCGGTCGGATCGAACCTGGGTCATTGGGTGTCGAAGAGGGCGGCGGTCATGCGTTACACGGGGACCATGTGATCGCCGATGCCTTGTTGGTGGAAGGGCGTCGTGAACTTCCAGCCTTCGAGCGCTGCCGCCCCGCCCACGCCCCCGATCTTTCATGGGCTTCGCGGCGAGAGGTGGCGAAGAAAGCAGGGAACGAGAGAGAGGCATGGTCGAGATGAACATTCGGATCAGGTTTACCGGCGGTCCATTGCACGGCCAGAGGGCGACCACGAATCGGCTTCCTTACGCGCAAGTTTTCACGAACTCTATCCGGCGGACTGTGGTTATTTACTATCGGGATGAACTGGTGTTCAAGTACCACCACAAGCATTCACGGAAACTGACTAAGAACTACGATGCCGTCGCCGCATGGATTGTGGACGGCAACGGTGACGGTGGCGGGATTCCTTTTGTGGGAGACAAAGATGAGCTGGACTAAACGAGCATGGTATAGCGGTCGATTGGCGACTGTTCTTGCCCGGCTGATACTGGTCGTTGGGTGCGGATTCATGGCAGGGTATTTCACCCAGCCGCCGCGGTACGTCTTCGACGGTGTTAAGATCGAGCGCCAGGTCGAAGGTCCGCAATACGACAAGTTCGTGGACGCATGGCGAGTTGAGGTGGCACGTCGCTTTCCCTCTGCCCTGGTCTTGATCTGCCACGGAAGTACGGGGTCCGATATCGTGACGGGCCAGTCAGGTTGGTACTTGTTCCCGGAAGCAAACGGTCGTGTTCCTGTGCGTGTGGACGAGATGGTCCGAAAGATGCGGGCTGCGAATCCCAAACGGGTCATCGTACTTCTCAGTTGCAACCCTGGGCATTTCAAACTGACCAGATTGCCGGGGGTATTCTACGCCCTTGACTCTATATGGCTCTGGCCCGACAAGGCCGGGGAGAACGGCGAGTCGATGAAACAGGAGCCGGGCGTCGTGGGCAACATTTTTGAGTTCGTTTCCGCGGAGTAGGTATGTGGACACGGGCGCAGCAAAATCAGGCCAACAAGAAGTACATGCGCCGGAAACGTCGTGATCCGGTGTTCTGCGCGGAACAAGTGCGGAAGGTTCAGGCGTATCAGGCAAAGAACCAGGGGAAGGTTCGGAAATGGAAGAAGGACTACGATCTGAAACAGTACGGACTTACCGAATCGACCTATGACGCACTTGTCGTTGGCCAACAGGGTCGGTGTAGAATCTGTGGCCGCCTTCCGGGAGGGAAGGGGCACTGCAAGAGATTGTTCGTGGACCACGATCATTCAACCGGCAAAGTCCGCGGACTTCTTTGCGTCAACTGTAACTACATGCTGGGGCATTCTGGGGACGACCCCAATCGCTTGCGTGCCGCAGCAGATTATCTGGAGGCAATATAGTGTTACCAGCCCGCACCGAAGCGGAAGAGATGGAAGACTTGTACGCCTTGTTCGGCGGTTCGTCGGCGGCGTGCGAGAAGGAACTCAAGAAACCGGAGGTCAAAGTGGCCGAGACGAAGAAACCGACTGTGAAGTCCGAATTTGACAACACCAACCGCGGCGCGTTGTTCGTGAATGACAAGGACGGGAATGACAAGAGACCGGATTGGCAGGGGTATGTGAAGATCGACCCCGCACAGTTCGCACAAGGCGACGATGGCCTTGTGGAAATCCGACTGGCCGCCTGGGAACGGGAGGCCAAGGTTTCGGGCAAGAAGTTCCTCTCCGTCTCCGCGTCCGTCCCGCAGGGAGTGCCGTAAGGAACCTGCCGAAGCTCACCACTACCTGGGCTATGCGGAGGAACACTGGCTGGATGTGCAATGGCTCTGCCGGAAGCACCACAAAGATTTACACCCGAAGGGGACATCGAGATGCGCATAACTCCGTTCGATCTGAGCAAGATCGTGACAGCATCACGCGAGAAGTTCGCGAGTTTCCGTGACTTCCAGGCTCGTGCTCTCACGCAATACGCGGGCAGGTTCTTTGGGAAAGCCAGCCGAGACGACAAAGAGGGACGCAAGGCCAGTCCTCTCAATCTGGCATACGGCGCTGTATCGACGCTGATCCCGAACCTGGTGTACAATGATCCGAAATGCAAGGTCACAACGGGCACGCTCGCGTATCGGGACTACGCGGAGATGATCGCTATGGCCATCGACTACGCATTGCTGATGCTGAAGTACCGGGAGAACCTGCGGAAGGTGATCTTCGACGCTCTTTTCGTCGCCGGTTTTATGAAGACCGGAATTTCCCTGAGCGACAGGACGGTCCAGGTGGACGGCCGGCGGATTTCAGTCGGCCAGTTCTACGCCGACCGCGTTGATTTCTCCGACATGGTGTTCGATCCGGCCGCCCGTGACTGGCGTGAGCAGCGGCTTACCGGGAATCGTTACCGCGCCGATGCGGATAAGATGCTGGAGATCGGCTTCGGCGACCCGGACTTGATCCGGAAGCTCTCAACCCGATCCGAGGAAGGCCCCGCCGACCGATCAGCCGGGGATCGGCTAAATGGGGACCGGGGTGAAGATCAGGTACGCGATATCCTGCGGTACGTGGATTTGGTTGACCTCTACATCCCGGAGGAAAACCAGATCGTGACGATGCCGTATCAGAAGGACATGGTGCAGGATGCGTTTATCAACGAAGCCGAGTATGTTGGACCGGACACGGGGCCGTATCATATGCTTGCCTTCTCGCCCGTGTCGGAGAACATTCTCCCGGTGGCCCCGGCTGCGATCTGGTTTGACCTGCACGTCGTCGGCAGTCGCATCACTCGTAAATTGGGACGACAGGCGGAGAGATTGAAACGCATCTTGGCCTATGAGGGTTCCGCCATTGAAGATGCGACCGAGATCGCCGAAGCCGATGATGGCGAGGCAGTCCGGGTGGATGATATCTCTAAGATCAAAGAGATCACATTCGGCGGCGCAGCGCCGGAGAGTTACGCCTGGATGGAATGGGTGAAGCGGAACTTCTCTGAGACGGCCGGCAACGTCGAAATGATGTCGGGGCAAAGCCCCTCTGCCCCCACTCTGGGCCAGAGCGAGATCATGCAAGCCAACGGCTCGATTCGTCTGGGCGACATGCAGAATCTCGTCTACGACTTCACCGCTGAGATCGCCCACGACGCCGGTTTCTATATCCACACCGACCCGCTCATCGAACTGCCGTTGACCCGGCGTGCTTCCGGGCAGGACACCCAGGTCATTTACACCCCCGAAATGAGAAAGGGCGAGTGGCTGGACTACATGGTGAAAATCCAGCCCTATTCGATGGCCCGTCCCGATCCGAATATGTCGGTTCGCCGCAAACTCGAATTTGCCACGAACGTCATTCCCGCGGCCGCCCAGGCGATGGCCCTTCTGGGACCGGGATTCATGGTCGGAGCCTTCCTGAAGCGGATGGCGCTTGAGACCGGGATCGAGGATGCGGATGAATGGCTGAACGATCCGGCCATCCAGGCATTCGTGACGGCGCGGGCGCAGGCCGTCAATGCTGGCACGGAGGGTCCGGGGAAGGCCGGCGGAGCAGCGGGGCCGCTGCCCCAGGCATCGGCGGGGCTTCCGGCGGTCAATCCTGGTCAGCCCAATCCCAGCGCCACTGGCCCCACGGGGGGCATCTCTACGGGCACCGAGTCTGCTTCGGCCCAGCAGGAAACTTCCGGAGAGATTCAGGGATTGGCGCAACCAAGTATGCGCTCAATGGCAATGTCCCGGTGAGGTGCGTAATGTATAAAGACCCCGCGGTTCGGCGCAAGAAACACCGGGAATACCAGCGAGCGCGTCGTCGCCTAATCCCGGAGGCCCTCCGAAAGTATGGGCGAGAATGGCAACAGCACCGGAGGAAAACGCATCCTGCGTACTTCCAGGCAGTGGAGTTGAAGAAGCATTACGCGATGACGCCCGCGCAGTGGGAGGATAGGTTTGTTGCGCAAGCCGGGCGATGCGCGATTTGCGGTTGCGCCTCGGATAAGCGTTTACAGGTGGATCACGACCATGTGACGGGGCGAGTACGCGGACTGCTGTGCGGCGATTGCAACGTTGGGTTAGGTCGTTTCCATGATAATGTGTCCTGGCTACGCTCGGCCATTGTCTATCTTCTCCCACGAATCGGAGGGCAGTAACGATGCCGAATTACGAGTATTCATGCAAGAAATGCGGGGGCGTTTTCCTCGCGGTGCGCCCCGTAGCCTCGCGCCGGGCGAGGATAAAGTGCGCGTGCGGCGGGGCAGGGGCGCTGGTTCCGTACCCGTGCTCGGAACGTCACGATCCGGGGTACTTCGCTCCGATCTTGTCGAACGCCCTGGGGGTCGCCCCCAATCAGATCGCGGAAATGCAGAAGAAATTCCCCCATCACCGTTTCGCGCCGGACGGGCGCATGATCTTCCGTTCGCACCAGGAACGCAACCGGGTTTTGAAGGACCTGGGCTTCGTAGACAAAGACGGTTACAACTGATGGCGCATAAAGATGTTATGGTGTGGCGCGAAGCGAATCCTGACGAATACCGGGCCTGTTGCGCCGCGGCTAACGCTCGCAGAACACCCGCGGCCCTCCGGCGCGGGCATTTGATGCGGAACTATGGCCTAACGGAAGGCATGTACGCGGCCATGTTGGCTGCGCAGGGCGGAAAATGCGGGGTTTGTGGCAAACTCCCTTCGGGGAAAAGCCGCTACGGTAAACTGTGTGTAGACCACGACCACAAGGCGGGAAGGGTTCGCGGTCTATTGTGTCGTAGCTGTAACCTGGGGATCGGACTTCTTCAGGACAGCATGGACGTATTGAGGGCGGCGTCAGCATATCTGGACAAATATTCCTAACTGTCCGATAAATCTGGTCCGATAACTTGACTTGGGGTGGTTCCTGTGGTATAATTGTAATCAGAGAAGTTTGTTTTTCATCAATGGAGGTCTAGAAAATGCCGAACGAGATTGAAGACACGTCTACCACGGAAGTCGAAGTCCCGCAAGCAGTTACCGAAAAATTCGCCGAGATTTTCGGCCCCGATCCCGACGCCGCCCCTGCTTCCCGCGCCCGCCCCAGCGACTCCGCCGCCCAACAGGACGAGCTTGAGGAAGAGGGCCTTCAAGGCCCGGAGAATCCCGATGGCGCGGCAAAGGTCGAAGACGCCGGCCTTCCCGCTGTCCCCGATGGAGAAGACGAGCCGGCGGAGGAGCCGGAAGTCGCCGAAGAGGAAGAGGTCCCTGCGATTGACCCCCGACTGACTGTCGCGGCTGGTCTTGCCGGGATCACGAACGAACAACTTGAAAAACTCGTGGCCGCCGACCCTGCCGCGGCCGCCACTCTGCTCGAATCGGTCGCCCAACAGCAACTGGCCCTGTCGCAACGATACCTGTCTGCGCCTGCCAATCAGGTCGCGGCGGAGATCGCGCCGACTTCGCCCACTCCCAAGTTGGACCTCCTGATGAAAGGGCTGAAGGAGTTTGCCGAAGTGAACGGCGACGGACTTACGGACCAGTTCGTCAAACCCCTGTTCGATGAGATCATCGAACCTGTCCGCCGAATGATGGCCTCCATGCAGGTTCAGCAGAACAATGCGGTGAAGGCTGAGGCAATGACCACGATGGAAGGGCTTGTGAAGGACCTCCCGGACTTCTACGGGGCGGACCCTCGTGCCCTCACGCCGATGCAGGTGCAGACGCGCAGGAATCTGGCTTGGACCGCGGATCAGCTTCGCGCCGGGGCCGAGCGCATGGGTGTTTCGCTCTCTGTGGGGGACGCAATGAAGCAAGCGCATCTTACCGTCACTGCCCACCTTCAGCACGCCCGCGCCCGACAGCAGATTTCCAAGAGCTTGGAAAAGCGAGCAAAGACGCTTACCGCCCGCCCCTCGACGCGGACGAGTGGGGTCTCAAACAATAAGTCGATAAAAGCTGCGGAGGAAGCCTACGCTCGGAAAGCTTCCGAGTTGGGTATCTCCGTAGACACGGAATAAGAAAGCGAGTCCCAAATGCCGGGAATCAGCAATAGCGATTTAGCCGACCTTCAGGCAACGACCCTTGAGAATCTCCCCGACCTCGACTTCGAGTCTGCGCTGGACAAGCAGTGGTATCATGCCATTGATACCTGGTTCCGCAAGGACAAGATTCAGGTGGAGAGCGGCACGAGCATTTCGCGCCGGATCATCCTGGACAACTCTGGCAACGCCTCCCACGTCCGGCTGTACCAGAAGACCGCCCTGAACCAGAACGACGTTCAGCACTCCGTCACTGCTCCGTGGGTGCAGGCGCAGACCTTCTACAATATCGAACGGCGCGAGGCTCTGCGCAACCGCAAGCCCGCGAAGTTCATCAGCCTGCTCAGTTCGCGTCGGGTCGATTCCCAGATTGCTCTGGCGAATCTTCTCGAAGGTCGGGCCTGGCTGACGCCGCAAAGCGCGACCGACGATCTGAATCCCCGTGGCCTGCCCTACTGGCTGACGAAGGGCGTTGCTGCCACCGCGTCCACCGGCGGCTTCGATAGCGTCACCGTTCGATACGGCGACGGCACGACTTCGGCGACCGACAAGGGTGGCCTGTCCCCGACGACCTACCCCAAGTGGCGCAACTATTGCGCGACCTACACGACGGTCAACGCCGATCTCGTCAAGCGTATGCGCCGAGCCTTCCATGCGACGAAGTTCCAGGCCCCCGTCCTGGCCTCGGAAATGCGGAAGGGTCCGGCCTCTAACTTCAAAATCTACATGCCGCTGAACGTGCTCGTGGATTACGAAGACCTGACGACGAACCTCAACGAGAACATCGGCGCCGATATCGGCAAGTTCCACGGCGTCACCGCGTTCAACCGCGTCCCGATCTTCTACGCCCCCCCGCTGGACGATGATGTCTACGCGCCCATCTACCTGGTGAACCACGCCAAGTTCTACCCGGTTGTGCAGGAAGGCGACTGGCTCCGCGAAGGCGAACCCATGTACGATGTCGAACTGCACAACGTCGCCACCACGTTCGTCGATTCCAGCTACCAGTATTTCTGCACGAATGTCCGTGAAGCCGGCGCGGTCATCCACCTCATTCTCCCGTAACCGTCTACCACGGCCTCGGCCGTTCTTGAAAGGAAAAGAATCATGGGTTTGCCAACGTATAACAGCCAGCAACTTCAGATCGAGCGTCGGTGGTTTGTCGGCTCCACTGTTCTCCGTAAGGGGCAGGTTCTGTGCTACCAGGAGAACGCCGCCCTCACGGGCGACACGAAAGCGCGCCTGGGCATGGCAGTCGAAGTTCCCACGGCCAACAACCTCAACTGCGTTGCCGGCTTCGTGGATGACTCGTCCGCCGGCCTGACCGGCCCCTGTTTCGTGGACGTGATCGTGCCTCGCCGGGGCGATGTTGTCCAGGTTGAAGCCGATGGCACCGCGAACATCGCCGTCGAAAATTTCCTGGAACTCGATGTCACCTTGGGCGGCTTGATCTATGACGCCGCCCGCGCCGCGACCGTCACTCTGTCGGCCATCGCCCT